CCTGTCTTCCTTGAGAAGTACGAACACAACTGGGCATCTCACGGCGCGACGGCTTTGTATCACTTTGTCAAGTCCCGGCGTGACGGATACTTCTACGGCGCGAGCTACGAGGTTGCGGAGCGTAATCACATTGTTAGATCACCCGGAATGTTTTAATGCAGCTAATCCAAGGCGACTGCTTAGAGAAGATGAAGGACGTCCCTGATGGGTCTGTGGATATGGTTTTAACTGACCCTCCGTATGGGACGACCGCTTGCAAGTGGGATTCTATTATTCCGCTTGAGCCGATGTGGAAGCAACTGAAGCGGGTGATTAAACCCAACGGTGCGATTGTTATGACCGCGAGTCAGCCTTTTACGAGTGTTCTTGTGATGAGCAATGTCGAAATGTTCAAGCACGAATGGATATGGATTAAAAACAGAGGTTCAAATTTTGCCAACACGGTGCGAGAACCAATGAAGGAACACGAAAGTGTTTTGGTTTTTAGTAGGGGAAAGTGGGTCTATAACAGGCAGATGCAACCACGAACCGGAGCGGGGCTTGACCGCACGAGATATAACTGTGCTTTTGAGTCTGAGAGCGACAACTATAGCCATTTTGAGGGTCGGTCTGAAAACACCCTACCGGAACTTCGGGTCCCCTCAACGTGGCAAAAGTTCAACACCGCGACCGGAAAAGAAAAGGTGAAGCACCCCACTCAAAAACCAGTAGCCCTAATGGAATACCTAATCAAGACCTACACCAACGATGGCGAGACTGTCTTGGACTTTACCATGGGCAGCGGTACAACCGGGGTGGCCTGCAAGAACCTTAACCGTAACTTCATAGGGATAGAGCTAGACAAAACATACTTCGACATAGCTAAACAAAGGATCGCGGCGGCATAATGGACGAACACGAAATCCTAGAAAAAGTCCTTGAGTTCAAGAACATTGCAGATTCAGGCAATGGCGACCTTAAGGAACGCATGGCCACGAACTTCAAGAACGTCCACGGCGACCCCTGGGACCCCCAGGAACGCGCGTGGAACGAGGCAAGGGGTAAGGCGTGCATCCACATTCCGCTGATCCGGCCCCAGGTGAGTTTCTTAAGCGGCCAAGTCGTCCAGAACCCCAAAGACATTACAATGGTCAACCATCACGGCGGCATGAAGCTGCTGGCCGACCTGCAAACCGCCCTGATTAAGCACGCGATGAGCGACGAGTCGGCCAAGTTTGAGCTTGCCCATTGGTTCCAGAGCGGCGCCGAGACATCGAGTGGGTATTTGGGCGTATTTGTTTCGAAGGCCCGCGACCCGCTGTACGGTGACTTAGAGATCCGCAAGTTGGACCCGTTTGACGTGACCCCTGATCCTACGTGTAAGGTTTACGACTGGAACAGCATTCAGGACGGCGCGAAGTTCGTTTTCTGGGAACCATGGGTTGACAAGGACTATATCAAGGAGAAGTACCCGTCAAAATGGCGCGAGGTCGTCCCTGACGGCCCTGGTGGCCAAACCTTTGCATCGCGGGCGTTACGGTTCGTATTTGGCGTTCGCAAGCGTAGCGTGGCCACAGCGTCCGGTGAATTGCTAACAGAGGATTACTCGGAACTTAAGGTCAAACTGTCTCATTGCTGGTGGAAGGAATACAAGACCGTTCACTACTTTTACGACCTGCGCAACGGTGAGGAGTCTGAACCCCAGGTCATCACTGACAAGAAGGAATTAGCCAAGGCCCGCGCGGCCATGAAGGACTATGAAGGCACGTTCGAACTGAAGAAGGCCATCGTTCCGTGCATGAACCACACTGTTTATGCAAATGATGTATTACTTGAACACACTCAGGATGAATTAGGAATGCTCAAGACGGGCATGACCTTGTTTCCCATTATCCCGTTCTATCCGTATTTCTCATCCGGCTACAAATCGACGATTGTTGACGACCTCATTGGCGTCCAGCAGTTCGTCAATTACACCCGGTCGGTCACGTTTAATCTTCTTAAGGGCCAGGCGAACCGTGGCTGGAAGATCAAGCGAGACGCAGGTGGGTTCACAGAATGGCTACAGAATCACGGCTCCGAAGACGGCGTTGTCATCGACGAGTCAAGGGGTGGTGGAAAGGTTGACAAGATCGACCCTGCGCCTCTTTCGAATGCCCATGAGAATCTTACCCAGATCGGCAAGGGCGAGTTTCGCGAAATCACGAACATGCGCACCGACGCGCCTGAACGCGACCAAGAAGACCTGTCCGGTAGGGCGATTGCGCTCAAGAAGGAATCCTCTGAGACCGGGATCAGCCCGATCCTACTGAACTTTGACTATTCCTTGAACATTCTCGGCAATTACCTATCAACCGTAATCAGGACCACCAAGGTTTACTCATTGCGTGAAATCAAGATGGTGGTCGAGGAAAAGCGGCTGGTTGACCCGAAGCTACTGGACGAGGCTCGTCAAATGGTGGCCATGCAGTTGGGTATCCAGATACCCGAGCCCGAACGGTTCAGCAAAGACCAGATTATGAACATGCCAGTCGAACAGGCAGAGGCCGCGACGGCTCAGCTTGAGAAATTGGAACAGGCCCGGCAACAGGTTATTGCCACAATTGACGAGATTGCAACGCCAATGGTCATTGCCGGCATGGTGGATGCCTTAAGGAACCCGATCAACGGCCGGTACTTCGCGTCTGTAACGACAAGTGCCAGCGCACCATCGGCCCGGTACAGGCAATTCGCTGAGACAGTGGAACTCAACGACATCATGATAAAGAGCGGTTTACCGCCGCTACCACCGAAGCGGATCATCGAAGCATCTGATGTACCAAACAAAGAAGCAATTCTCGAAGAAATGGGAGTTTAGACATGGAAGTAAAAGGGAAGAGTACAGCGACGGCAGAAGACGTGATGGGTGCGATTTACGCGTCGGCCATGCCTGTGGCTGCAGAGCGGTATTCGAGAAAGATCGCATTGATGGGCAAGCCATTTTTGAAGATCGACCCGGCAGAGGCCCACAGGCGCGGATACGGTGACGGATTCTGTGACGCGATATTCTACATCACCACCGGGCAGATGGAGATTGAGACGTTCGAGGTAGACAAATGACATTCACGGCAATAACACACGCAAACAGTCCATACACGACTGACGAAATTCATGAAATGGGCCAAGTCGGTTCCGCGAATCCGAGGAGCAGGCGAGGCATTGAGAACAAAAAGGCTGCGGCCCTGTCAATGGCCGACCGACTTATTGCGAAATTGAAAGAAAGGCAAAAGCAAAATGAAATTGGTTCAACAGGGTAGGCTCACCGACGAGCAGATTGCACAGGCAGAGGCCAACAAGATCGCCAAGGACCAGAAGAAGGCCAAACAGCGGCTTGACGCCGAGAAAAAGGCTGTAGACGCCCAGGCCGCCGCCGATGCGAAGAGGTTGGCCAGGGAAGCGGCAGACGCACAGAAGGCTGAGAACGCTGCCCTCAAGAAACAGATCGACGAACGGGAAAAGTTCCTGGCCACCCCTCTCAGTGAAGAGGATCAGGCACGACTGACGCTGCTGACTGGTATCGCCAACAACGGAAAGAGTGTAGCCGTTGAGTTGATGAAAGAACTTGCGGACCTTCGCGTCCGTGCCAAGGTCGAAGTTAAGAAAGACAAGAAGTAACCTGACGACCCGCCAGTCTGAAGGCCCCCTCCTTACGCTGATCTCGGTGTGGCAGCCGGGTAAAGCGTGTCCCTGTCGCGTCTCAGGCAATACGACGCAGGCATCCACCGGCCTATAGGTGGTTTCCGCTCTGAAGGGCGGCGGCATTTGGCCCTTTCCTGACACTTGAACAGGTCTTTTCAAGGTCCCGGTCTCCCTTACCGGATCATCAAAAGGATATTGTTATGCCAACACTACAAGAATTAGTCGGAGACCTACCGACAGTGGAACCCGCCGAAGTGGCTGTAGAGGAAACTCCAGAGGTCCAAGTAGAGACTTCCCAAGAAGAAGTTCAGGAACCGAAAGAAGAAACCCCTACGGCCACAGAGGCCCCCCAAGTTGTACCCTTGCCCGTTCACATGGACTTGAAGCACGACATGCGTGAACTAAAGCAGGAGTATAACCAACTCAAGCAGCAGTTGCAGAGTTTGCAACATCAGCCGGCACAGGAAGAGGCTCCCGAGCCAGATCCTGTTTTGTCGTACATGGACTCGTACAAGAAGGAATATTACGAGGAGAACGGCGAATACCCTGACGAAAAGAGTATTCCCGTCCCCGGCGCAGTAATCCTTGAGCGGGACGCATGGCGAGACCGTCAGTCCCAAAAGACACAGGCCCAAACAGCCGCACAGATCCGTGAGCAGGCGATTGCAACCGCCCGCGCCACAATGACGGATGCCGCGTTTGGTGAAGGTCTCGGGATCGACTCTGTTGTTGCGATTGGCGAGGCATTTTTGACAGAAGGCGACAAGCTGGACATCAAGAACGCCGGTGCCCAGTGTGCAGACGTGATGTACCGTCGTTGTTACGACCGGGCTGTATCGTCTGGAACACCGCAGGGCATCGCACTTGCCCAAAAAATGCAGGCTGCATTGCACCCAAAACAACCCACTGTCAAAGGGCCTCCGAGACAACCCGAGGCTCCATCAGCAGAAGAGGTATTAGAAAGACCTCGACACAGCAATCTCGCCAATCTTGGATTGGTTGGGTAGGAGCCTGACGCTCGAAAGAGCAGAAAGGCCAATATTATGGCAACAAGCTACGAATTTACGGATCCTCGCGCCCAAACCATTTGGGCTCCCGATATGTTCGAATACGCTCTTGAGAACAGTCGTTTGACGATGCTCATGGGCAACTCGAAGGACTCTATTGTTCATGTCAATAAAGACCTTACCACCAAGCAGGGTGGCACGATCATCTTCAAGCTCCGCAACCGGCTCAGTGGTGGCGGCCAGGGCGATGATGGCGATACCACCGGCAACGAAGAAGCGATCACCAAGGGCAATATGTCTCTTGAGGTCCACGAACGTATGCACGCCGTCAAGTCTGCCGGTAAGATGAGTGAACAGCTCACCGACACCAAGGGCACTGACGGTTTCCGCATGGACGCCAAGGAAGAACTTGGCGTGTGGACTTCTGAGGCCATGGAAGACGACCTTGTGACCTGTATGTCCGGTTGCTACAACGAGAACTCTGGCGGCTCTGACATTCAGACCATCAACGAGTCTTACCCGGAATCGGATCGTATCTGGTATGGTGGCCAGTCGATCACTTCCTCGCCCGCACTGGGCAACTCCGGCACGTCTTACGCGACTGACGCCCTGTTGACGGCGGGAACCCGTACCAGCAACCTGTTTGGTACACTGGTCATCAATAAGGTCCGGGCACAAGCTCTGGCCGCGGCCCCCAGGTTCACGCCTGGCGTGTTCCGTCAGGTCTCTGCCGCTTCTGAACGTGACGTTCGCTTCCCCAACAAGGGCAAGAGACTGGGCAACTACTTTGTTGTTCTGGCTTCTCCTGAGCAGGTCGAACACATGCGTGGCGAGGTAGGAACCAACGGCTGGGCCAATATGACGGCTCTTTGTCGCCAGCAGGGCGATGACCACCCGATCTTCTCCGGTGGGAATGTCCTGTGGAACGGCTGTATCGTGGTCGAGTACGACCGGATCCTGAAACGCACTGGTGCCGGCGGCACGACTCTGGCTGAAGGGTTCGCCCTGAACGCGGGTCGCACTGCGACGTCGGACGCCTGCGCAAGTGGTCGTTCTGTCTGTCGAGCCCTATTCCTGGGTGCCCAGGCCGCCTGTTTCGGTTGGGCCATGTATCCCGGATGGTTCGAGGACTACTACGACTGTAACAAGCTCAAGGTCAAGACTGACATGATCTACGGCGTCAAGAAGACCAAGTTCAACGCGCACGGTGGAACCTCTGCCGGGTCCGAACATGCAGTCTACGCCATTGACACCGAAGTCTAAACCCCAACGGGGGCTTCGGCCCCCTTCATTTCTTTCTCGAAAGGATTGACCATGAAAAAGTGGTTTATCGCAATGGCCTTGTTCCTGTGCTTTGCTACAGTTGCAGAGGCCGCATACCATGAGGTCACATTCAAGTACCCTGACGGGCGAACGGTGACTGACGTATCGAAGGTCTACATCTACTCGCCCGGCACAACGACGGCCCAGACGATTTACGCTGACGCGGCCTGGTCCGACGCCATCACCCAGGCGATTACAGAGACTTCGACAAACAGTACTCTTTCCAATGGCGTTCTCAAGTGGTACGGACCTGACGGGTACGACTACTGGGCATCAAACGGCTCAGTTTACGTCAGTAACGCCAATACTGGGACTATGACTGGCAGTTCAGGGACCATCTATTTCCCCAGGGAAAACACTGATTACGTCCAGCGCACGAAGTGCCTTTTTCAATCGAACCCGGTGACCAGTAAGATTGGCGGTGCGGCCGCTGGTGGAACGGCTGGTGACGAGAACGTCATGTCAATTGATGGCGTTAACTTTGAGTACCATATCATTGGTACGGCCACGGCGACGGCCCCTGTCCTTGTTGCAGGCGGGTTAGATATTGGCCTTGACGATGTAAATGACGACGGAACCGAGATCAGTGAGGGTATCACCTCACAGTCTAAATCTGCCTTTACGGCCGGAACTGACGCCTTTTATCTCAAAGTCACCATTGACATCCCAGATGTTTCTGGCACTGACGATTGTGCAGTCGGGTTCAGGAAAGCTGCTGCTTATCAGGCGGCAGTCAACGACTACACTGATTACGCGATCCTCAATGTGATCTCTGGCAATATCACAGTTGAAACAAACCTAAACGACGGAACGGACGTAAGCACAGACACCACTGACGATTGGGCTGATGGGGCATCTAAAACCCTTGAGGTTTACGTCTCTGCGGCTGGTGTTGCCACGTTCAAAGTTGATGGTAGCTCGCCCACTGTGAATACAGGAACTGTCACCTTTGACACTGGCGATACGATTGTGCCGTTTATCTACTTCATTCACGATGGTGACGTAGCGCAAAGCACTGTCATTTCAGATTACGAGTGCGGGCTACAATAAGACTCTCTCTCTCTTCTCTCTTCCCTCGGGGGGTGGGCCTTCCCGCCCCCTTATTCTTAAGGATTTACAAGATGCGTAAAAGGCTACTTATCACCATCATATTGTTCGCATTGGCTGCCATGTGCATGGGTGCGATGACGAGCATTGCAACGCCTCAGTCACTGTGGAGCAGTATTGGCACGATAACAGCCTCTCAGTCCACTCTGGCCGTAGATGCAAGAGACTATTCGTCTGTTTGGACAGATTTGACTGACGCAAAGACTGTCAAATGGGACGTTGACGGCGACACGACTGGCATTGAATTGCGGTTCCAGACCGACGCGAACGCCGACGCCCACGTTGTCGAAATGTGGGTCGCTTCCGGCGCGACGTATAGCGGCGGGACTTCAGAGGAATCGTTCATGCTCGCAGGGACGTTCACTTTGACTGGCGGTCAGCAGGTTGGTCCCAACGCGAACGTATACGTCGATACGATTACCAGGACAGATTCCACTATTGGAATGAGCGTCGTAACTGACTCTGGTAATGACCGGGTCGCAGTCTACCGCGCAGACCTTCGCGGCTATAAGAAGGTCGTTTTCATCGCCACCACCCTTGAATCCGGTTCCACTCTTTACGTTGATGCGAGACGGTACTAATCATGAAACGAATCCTCCTCTTTGTCCTATTACTTGCTACATTATGCAGCGCCCAGTTCCGTGGCCGCGAACGGTATAACTCACTTGGCCGATATAACTCGGGCGGCATGTACCGCGATGGTTACACGAACAGGGGCGTTGTGCGTTTCACCGCCACCCTCTCCGGCTACATCAACCTCAAGTACACGTTCTCTGGCGGGACGGTGGATGTCTACCTAGATGGTGTGTACCAGGAGTCTCTAGTTAGTGGTGTGGAGTCCAATATT